ATTTCACCCACTACATAAGCCGGGGCGCTACAAAGGCTTTACTGAGGCAGCATTTAGTTCTTTAGAAAACTATGAGTTAGCTAAGCAAGGCCAAGTGTACGTCATACGTAACCCAGCTTTCCCTAGCTGGTGTAAGGTAGGCATGGCTATTGATGCAGAGGACAGGCTAAAGCAGTACCAAACGTCCTCACCGTACAGGGACTACGTTCTCGTTGCATCGTGGGATGTTGAGGACAGGCGAAAGGCTGAATCACAAGCACACGCTCTGCTTGAGCAGCACTATGAGCGCCGTGGCGAGTGGTTTGTAGCCTACAGTGACATGGCAGCGGAAAGACTAGAGGCTTTCTTTAACGAAACAAAAAAGGCTTCTGATAGTGAGTGACGGTAACCACTGGTACGATCAAGAGGGTCAGTCCCAATACACTATTATTGGGGCCAACGGGCGTGAAAGGAACACTACTCTTAGGGACGCGAAGAAGCACAACTACGTGCCTTCCGTAACTAGCGTAATGAACATAATAGCTAAACCCTCTTTGGATTACTGGAAGCTAACACAGGCTCTTAACGAAGCCTTGAGTACGCCAAAGGAAGAAGGAGAGTCTATAGATTCTTTTATTTACAGGTGTACTCAGGCTTCCAAAGAGATTGGCCTAGCTGCTGCAAAAGAAGGCACAAGAATACACGACCTGATAGAAAAAGGCTTTACAGAGAATGTTTCTAGTCCTCCCTACGCTGCTATAAGGGAATACTTGGACTTCCGTTACCCTGACAAAGAATGGATTGCTGAAGGATCTTTCTGCTCTGAGTTAGGGTACGGAGGTAAAATAGACCTACACTCAAAGGAAGGAATCTTTATAGACTTTAAGACTAAAGACAATATAAAGAATAAAAAACCTTCTGGCCTAGCATACGATGAATACGGTATGCAACTGTCTGCCTACGCTCAAGGGTGTGGGTTTGCTGATAAAGCGGAAAGGGTGTCTATTTTTGTTGACAGGAAGGATACAAGTTATATTTCTTGCTACAGGTGGGAGGAGGATACACATGCTAAACACAGGGATATGTTTAACAACATACTTTCGTATTGGAAGCTGGTTAAAAACTATAATCCCTTTTTACAAAAGTAGTGTTTTATGTTATTATATGGATGTTTTACTAAGGTCAATATATGAGCCGCGTGTACAAGAAATCAAGATTACGTAACGACAGTATCTACAGGTCAGGACTTGAGGCTTCCTTTGCGGCTATAGCTCCAAAGCGTAAGTTTAAGTACGAACCTTTTGATGTCCCCTACACTATGTACAGGAAGTACAAACCAGACTTTGTACATACGCGAACAGGGATACTCTTGGAACTAAAGGGATTCTTTAGGGCTGGGGATACGATGAAGTACAAAGCAATCAGGGACTGTATAGACACAGAACTGATCTTTGTACTCTCTGATTCCAACAAGAAGCTACGTAAGGGTGCTAAAATGACTATGGGGCAGTGGTGCGACAAGGAAGGCTTTAAGCATTACACATTAAATGAACTTGACAAGTTGATAAAATATGTTGACTCACAATAACTACAATTTAACAATGGATGAGATTAAGGAAAAAGTCTTGCAAAGGTATGACCCTGATGACCTAATAGAAGCCCTTGACATATCAAGTGAAGAAATACTAGACAGGTTTGAGGATAAACTGCTAGCTAACTTAGAACAATTTGAGGAGGAACTGGAAGATGACACACGACAAGAAGAAATTGAGTATTGATGATGAAAGCCCCGACGCATGGACTAGAATCAGCAAGAAGCACAAGTACCAAGCGCAGTGGCATGACGATGATGACAAAGACGATGCGCCAAACGAACATCCCGTCTTTGGGGAACAAAATATGGTGGACAACCCACCTCACTACAACAATGGTAGTATAGAGTGCATAGAAGCTATAGAGGCAATGCTAAATAAAGAAGAATACATTGGCTATTTGCGTGGGAATGCGTTAAAATATAGGTGGAGATTCAGGTACAAGAAAAAGCCCTTTGAAGACCTACGTAAAGCTAGGTGGTATGAGGAACGCTTAATGAAGTTTTTGTTGGACAACCAAGATGCAGTATAAGATAGGCACTCAAGATTACCTTGGGATTACAATAGACTACGACAGGGAGAAAGACCTAAACGACTTCTCTCTGAACACCCTGAAGGACAGATACTTCTGGAAGGATGAGACATACGCGCAGGAAGCCTTTGCACGCGCCTCAGTGTACAGTGCTACCTATCAGGGTGCCACTGACTTTGACTTAGCACAGCGTTTGTATGACTACGCCAGCAACGGCTGGTTTATGTTTAGCACACCAATACTCAGTAATGGAGGAACTACTCGTGGGCTACCTATTAGCTGCTTTCTTAATTTTGTGCCTGACTCCAGAGGTGGCTTATCATCTCATTATGATGAAAACATTTGGCTCACTTCCAGCGGGGGCGGTCTTGGTGGGTATTGGGGCGCTGTTCGTAGCAATGGTGTGGCTACTTCTAACGGGAGTCAATCAACTGGCAGCATTCCATTTATGCATGTCGTTGACAGCCAAATGTTAGCATTCAACCAAGGAGTAACAAGGCGTGGAGCGTATGCGGCTTATATGGACATCTCTCACCCAGAGATTGAAGAATTTATTGCTATGCGAAAGACTACTGGTGGCGATCTTAACCGTAAGTGTCTTAATCTACATAACGGTGTTAATATATCTGACGAATTTCTATATTCTGTCCAATACGACCTTCCTTGGAGGCTCATAGATCCTAAGTCTAAGCAAGCTATTAAGACAGTCCCAGCGCGGGACTTGTGGTGGCAGCTAATACACACTAGAGCAGAGACAGGTGAGCCTTACATTGTCAACACAGACCGCTGTAATCAATACTTACCAAAGGAGCAGAAGGATCTAGGGCTAGAGGTTAAGCAAAGTAACCTATGCTCTGAGATTACACTGCCTACAAACGAAGAACGTACAGCAGTATGTTGCTTGTCAAGTGTTAATTTAGAATACTTTGATGAGTGGAAAGAGGAAGATAGCTTTATATCCGACCTAATCACCATGCTGGACAACACACTTCAACACTTTATTGACAATGCGGTAGATGAATACCCGCACAAGAAGGTGGACACACTAGAGGAGTTTATGGGCTATGTTGGGGACAATAAAGAAGGCTTNNCAAGAGCCGCTTATAGTGCTTATAGAGAACGNGCGATTGGCCTTGGTGCGATGGGTTTTCATAGTTATCTTCAACGTAATGGATTCTCTTTTGAGGGAATTTACGCTGCCTCATTCAATAACAGAGCCTTCAAACACATCAAGGAAAGAGCAGAAGAAGCTAGTAGGACTCTGGCTAGACATAGGGGCGAAACTCCTGATATGGCTGGCAGTGGTCGCCGTAACTCACATCTCCTTGCTATTGCTCCTAATGCCAGCAGTAGTATTATATGTGGTGGAACTAGCCCTTCGATTGAGCCTACGCGTGCTAACATTTTTACGCACAAGACTCTGAGTGGCAGCTATCGTGTAAAGAATAAATACCTAGAACAACTATTGGAGGACAAAGGTATAAACAATGATAAAACATGGAAAGATATTTCCGCTGCTGATGGGTCTGTTCAGAGCCTTGATGCGCTATCTGCGGAAGAAAAAGAGGTATTTAAGACCGCACCTGAGATTAATCAAATCTGGGTTATTGAACATGCCTACACTAGACAGCCGTATGTGTGTCAGTCTCAGTCAGTCAATACATTCTTTGAGCCTCCAGCAGCCAGTGCATCACAGGAAACACATGACGAATACCTAGAGTACGTCAACAACGTACACTGGGCAGGAGCAAACAAACTAAAGTCTATGTACTACTACCGCACCACAGCGGCACGTAATGCAGAGAATGTCAACGTAAAGATACCAAGAATTAACTTAGAAGAAGGGGAGTGTTTAAGCTGTGAAGGATGAAGAAGTTGACGCAACATGGAATTATAGACTCATTAAAAGGAATGTAACGGAAGATAAAAATAATTTAACTATGCATGAAGTTTACTATCGTAAAGGTAAGCCTAGTACTTATACTGAAAAACCAGTATCCCCTTTTGGCGAAAGTATTACTGAAATTAAAGAAGATTTAGAAAAAATGTTGTTAGCTATTAACAAACCTATACTGAAGGATACAGACTTTGATTAGACTTTTATTTACTTTATTGTTGCTTGCGGGGTGTGCTACTGACGGAACACAACGTAGCAAGTGGGACTACTATTCACCTGAGAATGTCAAGTGCATAGATGAGCATATCAAGGTGTGTCGGCAGTATGGGCCACACATGATATGCCAATGTATGACTAGGGCTAAGTTTGTATGACAAAGAACAACACAGAACACCCCATATATGGTTGCATGTACTACATATGGGAAGAAAACTTACTAACTTCATATGAAGATTGGATTGAATACTACACAGAACTAGAGGAAAAAAAAGAAGATGAGCCTACTGGACACTAGAGATTACTACAAGCCCTTTGACAACCCTTGGATGTTTGANTACTACTCACAACAGAATCANATGCACTGGTTCCCTGAAGACGTACCTCTGCACAATGACGTAAAGGATTGGCAGAATATGACTGATGAGGAGAAGAACCTACTGACTCAGATATTCCGCTTGTTTACACAGTCTGATGTTGACGTTAGCGCAGGTTATGTTGACAGGTACATGAGGATATTTAAGAAGCCTGAAGCGCGTATGATGATGGGTGCCTTCAACAACATGGAGTCCATACACCAACATGCCTACAGCTTGCTCTTAGACACCGTAGGAATGCCAGAGATTGAGTATAAGGCGTTTGCAGAGTATGAGGCTATGGCAGACAAGCATGAGTATGTGGACGCTGTACGGGTCACTAAGGGCGATAAACGGTCTATTGCTAAAGCCTTGGCTATCTACTCTGGATTCACTGAAGGTCTACAGTTGTTCTCCAGCTTCATCATCCTGCTTAACTTCCCACGGTTTGGTAAGATGAAAGGCATGGGACAAATTATTACGTACAGTATACGTGATGAGTCACTGCACGTTGAAGCAATGACCAAGCTGTTCAGAGAGTTTATTCAGGAAAACATTGACATCTGGAATGATGACTTTAAGAAAGAAATCTATCAGGCTTGTCGTGAGATGGTTGACCTAGAGGATAGGTTCTTGGATCTTGTGTTTGAGCAGGGTGACATAGAAGGCTTGACTAAGAAAGAGATGCGACAGTACATTAGGTACATTGCAGACCGTAGGCTGCTCCAGTTAGGTCTAAAGACCAACTACAACGTCAAGGACAACCCTCTGGGCTGGTTAGATGAGGTACTGGGGGTAGAACACCAGAACTTCTTTGAAGGCCGTGCAACGGCTTATATGAAGGCTGGGCTACGGGGTGACATGCAGAGTGTTAAGTTTGCTAATGTAGCTTAGAGAGGAACTGGGGGCTTAAATGCCCCCCTTAATCTCTCTAGTTAACTGTTTTTGGTCTTCTTCAGACAAACTATTAAAAACTTCATCTACAAGTTTGTTAGAAGCTAAAAGCATAGCGTCTGTTGTTGGAAACTCAATTTTATCAAAAGCTAAAAGTTTATTAGTTAACTTAGGATTAGTTACTATTCTTGACAAGATAATAGGAGTGGCTAATACAGCACCCGCCATTAGTGCGTCAACACTATAGCCTAAATAAGCTATACCCGCTGCTTGTCCAGTAGCTAAAGCCCCTGCTTCTTGAGTAAGTTTTCCTGCTGTTCCCAAAGCCCCATATTCTTTTGACCTAAAAAGCAGTTCCCCTAAGTTTCCTTGAACTATATCTGATGTTTCAGACATGAGATTCATTACTTGTTTAACGCGGGGAGCGTCTTCTCCTAAAATTAAACGCAACCGCGCTGCTTTTTCAGGAGTCTGAAACTGCTTAGCTAGGTAAGAGTAGGTTTGATTCCTAAATTCTCCGCTTATATCACTAAACATATTTTGCATAAAAGATTCTTTTATTGCTTGTTTAGCTTCTTGAGCAGTCTTAAAAGGTAACTCTTTTGGAACAGGCCCTGCTTTAGCCATTACAGAGTAGGATTCATCAATGCTTTTTAACATTGCGCTTATTTCGTCTAAACCTCCGCTTTTTGTAAGCATGTTTCCTAAACCAGCGTAAGACTCTTTTGTAGCTTGACGAACAAATCTTTGATTAACTTTAGGCAATAAACCGTTAGTAGACTTTCTGTATGCTTTTTTAAGGTCGTTGTATTTTTTACCCAACTCAGGGCTAGTTCTATCTAAACTTCTTTGAACAACCCCTCTAATATTTTTAGAAAGAATGGTTAGCTCTCTTGCTGCTTCCCTCTGCGCTCCTGTAGAACCTAGCCCTCCTAAAGCCGCTATGTCTGTTTTTATTTTTTTTTCAAACTCTATAAGTTCTTTAACTGAAAGGTCTTTTTTATTTCTCATTAAAGAAAGCATATCATCTACGTATTTAATGGTAGAGTCTTGAAGATAGTTTGTAAGTTCCCCTTGGTTTCTTTGCTTAAAAAGAGTAAACGACGTTTTTAGAGGAGATAGTGGCGCTCTTTGTGTCCCCAATCCTTCTTCAATTTCTTTTAACCCTCTTGAATATATCTGGCTCATTGCTTCTTTACCAGCATCTGTTATTTCAGACATGGCATTTCCAAGTGCTTTAGGGTCTAAAAACTCATCAGTACCTGATCTGTTCATTATTTCTGATAAAGCAGACTGAGATGCTCTATCTAGTTTTTCAGTAGCTGCATTCATTCTTCCTGATGAGAATAAACCTAAATTGGCTATTCCTTCAGAAAGTTTTTGTACAGTTGTTGCTCTACCTGTTTGAGAAGGAAGGAGAGTAGCATCATATTCCTGTGCTAATTTCTGAGAAGCAGATATTGACTCAGGGCTTCCTGCTGCTAAAAAACCAGAGCCTCTAGCCATAGCTTCTCTAGCAGCAGCTTGTCTTACTGCTAAATTAGATTGTTCTCCTGCTTTTTGTGCTGCTTCTTTAACAAAAAGTTGAGCAGCTTCTTGAGGGGACATACGTGCAGCTTTTGCACTTAACAAAAAAGGTTTAACTTTACTTCCTAGCCCTAAAGTAACTATATCTATACCTGCTGATATTAGTGCTTGCTCAGTGGCTTCAGCATAATCTACAGGAACACCCTCTAAATAATCAGAAGTAATAGAGCCAGCACCGCTTCCCGTTGCTCCTCCTAAAATACCTCCAATTATAGCACCGGGAGGGCCTCCTAATCCAAACCCTATTCCTGCTCCTACGGCACTGCCCCCTAACCCCAAAGGTATCTCCATGTTTTTAAAAAGAAAGTCTTGTGCTGTGTCCAGAAAGCCTTGTTCTTGAGAAGGCTGTGCTGTGTCCATAGAAGATAACAATTTTTCGTATTCTTCTACTTCTTCTATAGCTCCTTCATTAGCAGCTTCTAACATTGCTTCTTCAATCTGTTCTTTACTGTATTGCATTATTAAGGGCCTGTTCTGTTCTTTATATTAGAAAGTCTTGTAGCTGCTGCTGGACTAAGTTTTGAATTTGAAGAGGAATCAGCGGGGGTACGTCCCATTAAAGTTTCTATGTCTTGTAGTCTTGCTTGAGCTACGGAAGAAGGCGTAGCACCTTCACGCAAAACGCGCTGATAATCGTCATAACTATATTCTAATTCAGAAATAAAAGATTCTATAGTTCTAGCGTTAAGTCCTTTAACGTCATTAAGAGAAGCTACTAATTCTGAAGCCGAAGCCCTTTCTCCTTCCGTTGGGTTTGAACCAAAATTTCCTAATAAAGCTATCATTTGTTCTTTAGCTAACTTTTCAAACCGCCCTGCGTCTGCAACACCCTCTGCATCTACTCCTAAAGCAGTCAAAATAGTTTTATACATACTGGGAACAACACCGCCTGTAGCAATACTAGGAAGTAAATCC